AACTCTTCCAAGGCCTCGCCCAACCACGGCGGGGCTTTTTCGTTTCTGGCACTAGGAGCTCGGCATGTCGACTGAACAGCAAATGCAGCAGGGCTTGGCGGACTTGCCCACGTGGTTGCTTATCTTGGTGGCGGTTGCCGGCCTGGTCGGTGAGATGCGCCAGGCGGACATGCCAGGCGTTGCGATGGGCGAGATCATCAAGCGGGTGGCGCTGCGCTTCGGCAGCTCGGCCCTGTTCGGCATGGCGACCCTGCTGCTGGCCTGGGCGGTCTGGGGCGACATCTACATCGCCGGCGCCCTGGGCATCGTGGTCGGGTTGCTGGGCGCGGATATCGCAGGCGCCTTGTACACCCGCTACCTAGCGAAGAACGCCGGGGTGTGCGATGTGACGGCCCTTCAAGATAACGCCCCGAAATAACGCGGGTCCTCCCGGGCAAATTTTGCATCTACGGAGACGTAGACCGCGGAATCTTTCCAGACTGACAGGCCTATAGGGGGTTCCGCTTCCGGCCCTCTCTATTCCGGGGCTTTGAGGTGATTCATGCCTTCACAGAAAGACATTGCCCAGCACCTGGACATGAGCGAGCGCAACTGCCGCGACGTGCTCAAGTCGCTCGAACTGGACTGGACGGTTGCCAGTCTCGACCAGATCCGCATCGCCTACATCCGCGACCTGCGCGAGAAAGCAGCGGGCCGCGGGGGCAGCCAGGTCGAGTTGCTCAACGCTGCGCGCATCGAAGAATCCACGGTCAAGTCGGCAAACGGTCGGCTTAGCTACCACGAAAAACTCGGGACACTCGTCCCCACTGCTGACGCTGCATTCGCGCTCACCGAATGGGCCACCTTCGCCAACCGGGAATACCAGGGGGGCTTCGAGAAGTTGGCCCAGGAGCTAGAGGCATCGCTGAAAGTCAGCATTGACCGAAGCACGGTGGCCCGAATTGCTGGAATTACAGTCAGCCGAATTGGGAGCTATGCGGATAAGCTTGGCCGGCGTATTGCTGGGAGCGGCCGCGCACTTCAACCCGCCGAAGCAGATAGCGACGGCTGAGTGGATCTCCGAAGAGTTCTACCTGCCGCCTGAATCCGGCGTGCTGTCCGGCCTCTACGATTTCTACTATACGCCGTACTTCCTGGGCGTAGCGGCAGCGCTGGACGATCCGGCCGTCCATGAAGTGGACTTGATGAAGGCCGCGCAGATCGGTTGGACCTACTTTCTGATCGCTTTCATCTTCAAGCGCATCACCGGGCAGCCGATGCCGATCATGGTGCTGTTCGCGAAGGAAGGTGACGGCAAGAGCTTCCATGACGAGAAGCTGGTGCCAGCAGTCAAGGCGAACCCATCGGTCAGCCGGCTGATGGATGTCACCACCGCGAAGAAGTCCGGCAACCGCTGGAACCACAAGAGCTATCCCGGCGGCTTCCTCAAGCTGGTGGCTTCGAATTCCCCCGGTAACGTGAAGTCGACATCGTCGGTAGGCCTGGCGGTGGTCGAAGAGCCGGACGATACCAGCGACGATGTGAAGGGGCAGGGCGATGCGATCGGCCTGCTTGAAGAACGGATCAAGCGTTACCCTGGCGCCAAAATGGTGGTCGGCGGCACACCCTCGCTGAAAGGCTTCTCGAAAACCGAGCAGCGTCTGGAACAGACCGACCGCCGCGTGCTGCCGATTGTCTGCCATGAATGCGGTGAGGCCCATGTACTGGACTTCCAGTACATCACCTGGCTGGACGCCGACAATGACGCCCAGCCCCACGAGATATATGGGCGCGCCTTACCGGACACCGCCGTATACGGCTGCCCGCACTGCGCCTGCATCTGGGATGACTATCAGCGCAAGGAAAACATCCGCAACACCGTGTTCGAGTCGGTAAAGCGTGGCGACCCGCTCAAGGGCTGGGTGCGGACCAAGCCGTTCTTCGGCAAGGCCGGCTTCGAAGAACTGAGCGAACTCTACGCCTGCCTGCCGGGTTCGAGCCTGGCAAGCCTGGTGCGCGAGCAACTGGCGGCGGAAAAGTTAGCCGAAACCGGCGACCTGAAACAGATCATCAAGTTCGTTAACCAGAAGCAAGGCCGCTGCTACGAATACAAGTCGAATCTGCCGGATGCCGAGGCGATGGCAGAGCGAGGCGAGGAATACCCGGAACTGGTGGTTCCTGCTGGTGGGTTGATCCTGCAGCTGACTGTCGACGTTCAGCACGACCGACTCGCCATCATCCTGCGAGCCTTTGGTCGTGGTGAAGAAAGCTGGCTGGTGCTGTGGACGGAGATCTCCGCGCAAACGGGAACATCGTCAAAAGATGATCCCGTCTGGCTTGAGCTAGACCGGTTGTTGTTTGGCACCTACAGCCACGCCAAGGGCTACAACTTGCGGGTATCCGCCGCCAGCATCGACTCCTCGGATGGCCAGACCAATGACGCCGTTTACCACTACGTGCGCACCCGCAAGAAGCGCATGCAAAAGGTACTGGCAATCAAAGGCGGCCAAACCTTCGACGCGGAGATCCTGACGCCGCCGCGCAAGATCGATCTCAATCAAAAGGCATCCAAGGCCGCCAAGTACGGCCTGCAGGTTTACATCGTCGGGACGAACAAAGCGAAGGATCTGCTTGCCGAACGCTTGAAGCTAACCGGCCATGGCCCTGGCCGCATGCACACCTACAAAGGCGTTCGTGCGGATTACCACGTGCAGATGTGCGGTGAGGTGAAAGCACCCAGCCGTAAGCACGCGGGCAAGAAGATCTGGCAGCCAAAAGCCGGTGCCGCGATCGAGGCATGGGACTGTGAGACTTACCAGATCCACCTCGCGCGCTTCCTCCGCTTGCACCTGAAATCGCCTGCGGATTGGGACTCCATCGAAGCCGGCCTGATGCAGGCCGATCTGCTGATAGACGCCGATGTGCAACCTGTAGTCGCCAGCGATGAGTCGGCACCCAAGCCGGCTGCTGCTTCCGCAAAAACACCAACCCTTGCCGACCTCGGCCGAATGATGAACGGAGACGACTGATGTCGACCCAGGACCAACTGACCGAAGCCCGCGCCGCCCTGCATCGACTGATCACCGGCACAAGCACGGTGAGCATTCAGCGGGACGGCAAGCGAGTGGAGTTTGCCCAAACCAACCGTAGCGACCTTGAGCGCTACATCGACCAGCTCGAAGTCCAGACGGGCGCCGGCTTGGGTCGGCGCCGCGGCCCAGCAGGCGTAATCGCATGACCACCGTCAATATCCTGCACCCGAACGGCCGACCGGCCCGCGAGCAGTTGAGCGCCTGGCAAGGCGCAGGGGCCGGGCACGGCGGCCAGCTAGAGCGCTGGAAGCCTTCACTGAAAACCCTGGACGCATCGCTGCTGCCGCAACTAGACCTAGGCAACGCCCGCGCCGAAGACGTAACCCGCAACAACGCGTTTGCTGCCAACGGCGTGCAACTGCACATCGACAACATCGTCGGTTCGCTTTTCCGCCTCAGCTATAAGCCGCGGTGGCGTCGCCTGGGTATCAGCGACGGAGACGCCCGGGCCTTCGCTGAGGATGTAGAAGCCTGGTGGATGGAGTACGCCGAAGACCCGCTCAACTGCTGGCTGGACGTTGAACGCAAGCGCACCTTCACCATGATGATGCGTGAGGCCACCGGGACCCATACCCGGCTTGGCGAGCTGATGTTTTCGGCCGAATGGCTGGAGCGGCGCGGTACGAACATGCGCACGGCCATCAAAATGGTCAGCCCGAAGCGAGTCAGCAACCCTGGCGGCCAGAGTGATACCGATGTTCTGCGGCACGGTATCGAATTCGACCGCGGCGGCGCCGCAGCTGCGTACTGGGTCAGACAGACCGCCTCCGGCGGCTTGGGCCTGGGCAACGGCTTCAGCAATGAATGGCGGCGGGTCGAGCGGGAAACGCGCTTTGGTCGGCCCAAGTTTGTCCATGTGTTCGAGCCCACCGAGGATGGCCAGAGTCGCGGAGCCAACCAGTTTCTGGCAGTGCTTGAACAGTCGCACATGCTGCCCAAGCTGCAACACACCAAGCTGCAGAACGCGATCGTCAACGCCATGTACGCCGCGACCATCGAAAGCGAGATGGGCACCGACGCCGCCATGGAAGTCATTGGCGCTGGCGAGGAAGGCACGGCCAACATGACCAACTACATGATGGCCGTGAACAGCTTCCACAACGGCTCCAAGCTGTCCATGAACGGAGTGAAGATCCCGCACCTTTGGCCCGGCGAAAAGCTTAATTTGCAGACCAGCGGCAACGTCGATAACGGCTTTGTCGACCTGGAGTCGTCGATCTTGCGCTGGATGTCGGCAGGGCTGAACGTGCCCTATGAGCCGTTCGCCCGCGACTACCGGCAAAGCACGTACAGCAGCGCCCGCGCCTCGATGATGGAAGGCCATCGCTACTACATGGGTCGGCGCAAGATCATCCCTGCTCGCGCGGGGAGCATGATCTTTTCGCTGGCCTTTGAAGAAGCCCTGCAGCGTGGTGAATTGAAACTGCCGCGCAATGCCACCCGTGGCTTCTATGAAGCCAAGGGCGCCTGGTGCAACTGCGAGTGGATCGGCTCGGGGCGCCTGGCCATTGATGGCCTGAAAGAGGTCAAGGAAGCGGTACTACGTATTGAGTCTGGCCTCAGCACCTACGAAAAGGAAATGGCCCTGCTCGGCGAGGACTACCAGGAAACGTTCGCCCAGCAAGTGCGCGAAACTCAGGAGCGCCGTGAAGCCGGCCTGCCGCCACCTAGCTGGATGCAAGCGCAGGTACTGGCTCCTGAACAGCAAGCTGCCCCCGAATAAGGCCCGTTACTCGCGGGCCTTCTTTTTACGCTATTAGGACACCCCATGAACCAATTCGCGCACATCGCCAGCCGCGTGCTCAATACGCCGTTGCTGCTGGAGCCCAGCTATGCGCGGGTGTTCTTCAGCGCCCTGGCCAGCCGCCTGAACATCACCGAAATCAACGATGCCGAAGGCCAAGTGCCTATGGGGCAGAAGCTCCGGGTGGATGGCCGCTCCTTCAACAAGACTCGCAAGAATGCCTGGGGCGAGGAAGAGGTGTTGTTCCAGGTAGTCGACAGCGTGGCGCTGCTGGACGTGAAGGGCACCCTGGTGCACAAGCACGGCTACCTCAAGCCCTACAGTGGCATGACTGGCTACGACGGCATCATCAACCGCGCCGCCATGATGTTTGCCGAGCCGGATGTGAAAGGTGTCCTGATGGACATGCACACGCCCGGCGGTGAAGTGGCGGGCTGCTTTGACACGGCCGACCGCCTGCGGCAGATGGCCGAGCAGGCCGGCAAACCGATCTGGTCACTGTGCTACGACATGACCGCCTCCGCCGGCATGGCCCTGGCTTCAGCCGGCAGCCGCCGGCTGATCACGCAAACCGGCGTGGCTGGATCGGTCGGCGTGGTGATGGCCCATGCCAGCTATGAGGACTACCTCAAGCAGGAAGGCGTCAAGGTCACCCTGATTCATTCCGGTGCGCACAAGGTCGAGGGCAACCCCTACGAGGATCTGCCCGCGGAAGTGCTCGCGCGTTTCCAGGCTGACACCAACGCGCTGCGGCAGCAATTCGCCGAACTGATAGCCCGCAACCTGGGCGTATCGGTTGAGGCGGTACTCGCCACCGAGGCCGCGTGCTATCGCGGGCAGGAGGCGATTGACATCGGCTTTGCCGACCAACTGGTCAACGGCCACGAGGCGCTTGCCGAGTTCTCTGAGCATCTGTCCACGCAGGGCAGGATCATCACCATAGGAGCCACCATGGCAACTGAAACCCAGACGCCTGCCGCCACCACTGCGCTACCCGCAGCGGTGGAAGGGCAGGCTGATCAACCCAGCGCCAACACCGAACGCACCCGCGTACGCGGCATCCTCCAACACGCCGAAGCTACTGGACGCACCGAAATGGCCGAGCACCTGGCCTACGAAACTGAAATGAGTGTCGAGCAAGCAGCTGGCCTGCTGGCCAAGGCGCCCAAGGCCGAGAGCGCCGCCCTCAACGCCAGCACTGCCCTTGACCGCCTGATGGCGACCGAGGAGCAACCAAACCTCACCGCCGCCGCCACTATTGGTGACGACAAACCCAACACAGCCCAAGGCATCGCTGCCTCCTGGGCCAAGGCAACGGGAGCGACATTGGCATGAGCATCGTCAACGAACCCACGGACAACTGGATTACCGGCTCCCAGCCGTACTACACCTCTCTCGGCACCGTCGCCAGTGGTCAAGCCTTGCCGGAGCGCACGCCGCTCGGCCAGGTCACCGCCAGCGGCAAGTTCATCGCCTGGGCCCCAGCGGCTGCCGACGGCTCGCAAGTCGCCCAGCGGCTCAGCCTGTATGCAGTAGATGCTAACGCCACAGACAAGGCCGCCCAAATGATCACTGGCGGCAGCTTCAATCCGGACCTGATCAATTGGCCTGTGGGCGTAACTGCCGCGCAGAAGCTGGCCGCATTCGCGGGCACCCCGATCAGCCTGCAGCTGCCTGTTTAGTCGCAGGTAAACGCATAACCCAAGGCCGCCATCGCGGCCTTTTTCAATTCAGGAGATCCGCCAATGGCCGCCGGCTACGATACGACCACCTTGCTGGGCGTTAAACGCATTCAGCCCAAGTTCACGCCCCTGTTCATCCAGATGTTCTTCCCCACCATTGCCACCTTCGGCACCGAAGACGTGGCCTTCGACAAGATCAAGAAGGGTGTGCGCCTGGCACCGTTTGTCGCCCCCATGGCATCCGGCCGTGCGCGCAAAGAGCGCGGTGGCACCCTCACCACCTTCAAGCCGGCTTACCTCAAGCCGACCGATGCGGTGAAAGCGGCGCGCACGCTCAAACGTTTGTCCGGCGAGGCCCTGAATGGCGAGTTGAGCCCGGCCCAGCGCATGGATGCCATCCGCGCCGACATCCTCATGGACCATGAGCTGGAAATCACCGCTCGCGAAGAGTGGATGGCTGTCCAGGCCGTGATTACCGGCAAGGTGGTGGTCGAGGGCGATGACTACGAGTCGCAGGAAGTCGACTACGGCCGCAGTGCCGCCAACCAGGTCGTGCTCGCCGGCGCGGCCAAGTGGGACACCGTCGATCCCGCCACCTATGACCCGGACGAGGACATCGAGGACTGGGCAACCGAAACCACCGGATCTGCCGGCGTGCTGTTGTTCGACAAGCTGGCCTGGCGCAAGTTTTCCTCGTTCAAGGCCGTGAAAGACAAGCTGGAAACCCGTCGCGGCAGTACCTCCCAGCTGGAGCTGGGGCCGCAGCTTGAGCGCGAGGTGATGCGCAAGGGTTTCTACGGTGAGTACGAAATCATCGTGTACACCGGCAAGTACGAGGACGGCGAGGGCACGAAGCTCAACTTCATGCCGGACAACACCCTGCTGATTGCCCCGGCGCGCGCCGAAAACGTGATGGCCTACGGCGGTATTCAGGATGCCAAGGCCAACGCCAACGGCATCGTCGAAACCACCCGCTACCCGTCCAACTGGTTCAGCGACAACCCCAGCGTCGAGTGGCTGCAGACCCAGGCCGCCCCGGTGCCGGCCCTGTTCGACGCCGACGAGTTCACCGTCATCACCGTGGCCTGATTGGCCCATCCATAAACCCGGTGGACGCGCTTATGCGCGGCCACCCAGGAGAATTCAAGCATGGCTAAATTCATCGTAAACACGACCATCCAGACCCTCGACAAGGCTGGTAAGAAGCTCGTCATCGAGCGCAGCGCAGAGCCGCAGGATATCCCTGCAGGCCTGGTTAAAGAGCTGCTGGCGCGCGGCACTATCGAGGAACCGAAAGGTACCGGTACAAACAAGAAGTCGGCGCCCGTTGCCGCTTCCGTCGCTGATGATGGTTCGGGCGACGACGGCTCTGGTGACTGACCATGGCCAGCGAATTCGACCGGCTTATGCAGCAGGCGGACGATGCGTTGTTCAGGGTATTCGGTGAAGACGAGTCGGTCATCCAGCCGACCTATACATCGCCTGGCGGCATAGGTCAGTCGGTCGATGTGTCCGTGATGCTCGGGCGCAACGTGGAAGTGGCCGGCGCTGACGGCAGCTTTCGTACCATTCAACTGCTGGCCGAGCTGCGGCTAAGTCAGATCGCCAAGCCTCGGCGCGGCGGGCGGCTGAAGTTGGCCGAGGGCGACTTCCTGCTGGAAGAGCCGATCGATTCCGATGGGCTGGTCGAGCGCTGGACGCTCATGCCGTTGAGGTGATCCATGGCTGGTTACGACAGTGTCAGTGTTGAGTTCCGCGGCGCTGACGCCTTTCTCCGTCGCTTGGACGCGGTACCGGGCAAAGTTAGGCGCGCGATACAGCTGGCCTTGAACACCCTGGGCCGCGATACCCGCACGCAGAGCTGGCGCGAGATCCGCGATGAAATCAATCTCAAACCGAGCTACATCCGCAACGAAGTGAACTTCATCCCGGCAACCCTCGAGCAACTGCGCGTGATCATCTTCGCGCGTAAGCGCGGCGTAACCCTCAGCCAATTTCCGCACAGGCAACTGTGGCGGCGCGGCAAAACCGGCAAGCGGGTGAAAGCCGGCGTGAAGGTCAACGTCGGCAAAGGCTGGACGGAGCTGATAGAGCGCGCATTCGTGGCGCCAATTGGACCGCAAGGTGGCTTGATCGCAGAGCGCATAGGCCCTTCGCGCTTACCGCTGGACGTGCTGCACGGCCCATCGCCGTCGCAGGTGCTCAACACCAAGCTGGCCGATATCGCCGACTGGGCTGAACCCAGGTTAAGCGCTGAAGTTAAGCGTCAACTGAAACGGGCAGATCTATGAGTAACCCCATCGAAGAGGCCCACCAGGCGCTGATCGCGAGGTTGGGGCAGATCGCCCCAGGTAATGGCTACCTGACGGATGCGGGTACGCGCATCAAGGAAGGCTGGCTGGCCGACATTCTTCAGGACGACGGCTTGGCATACCCGTTTCTGGCGATACAGCCAGCGGACTACCTGCCGCCTGAAAGCGGGTCTGGTTGCGTGCGGGCCAGCATTGGTCGGCGTGTTATCGGCGCTGTCGACCCTGGCCACCCCGATGGCTATCGCGCGCAGCTGGATGCGCTGTATGTCGACCTGGCGCGTTGTCTTCAGGTCGCCGAAGGCGTCCCAAACCCTTGGGGCCGTGCCGGCCCTTACCAAGTACAACTCGGCGCCTCGAAGCTGTTTCCACCGTCGGATGGCCTGCTGGCCGGCACCGTCCTTTTCCCCCTGCAGCTACTTGTGATTATCCCTGGAGAGTAACCCCATGACGAAGAGCGCAACCTCCGCTGCTCCGCAGCCGGAGTTGATCGAGGTCACCCTCGATAAACTCCATACCCACAAGCGCAAGCCCTGCAAGGCTGGCGACAAAATCAAAGTGACCGAAGAGCAGAAGTCCTGGCTGACCCAGAAGGGCCTGGTCGGCGGCAAACAGGAGGACGTGATCAATGACTGATATACGCGGCGCCTTTCTCGGGGCGGGCAAGCAGTACCTCGAAGACCTAGACGATCCCAAAGGCCTGGTCTTCATCGGCAACTGCAACTCGCTGACTTATGAAGCCACCCCTCAAGAGATCGTAGAGCAGGACTACACCACCCCGGGTGGTGGCACGGATTCCTCGGTGCTGCGCATCAGCGCGCTGAACGTCACCTACAACGCCCGCCACTTCAACAAGGCCAACATGGCGCGAGCCATTTACGGCGCTGCCACCGACGTTGCCGCTGGCACCGCCACTGGCGAAGAGCACGTGGCCTTCGCCGGCGCGCTGATCATGCTGGATAACCCCGGCGCCACCGATGTAGTGGTGAAGGACGAGGCTGGCACCACTACCTACGTGCTGGATACTGACTACACCCTGGACCCGGCCGGCTTCCCCGTGGTCAAGGAAGGCGGCACCATCGTGGACGGCACCACTATTCAGGTGGACTACTCCTACTCCAAGCATGTGAGCATTCAGGCCCTGGTCAAATCCGGCAAGCGTTTTCGCCAGGTGTTTGTCGGCCTCAACGAGGCGCGCTCCGGCAAGCCGGTGGTGATCGAGGTGTTCCGCGTCAACCACTCGCCCGCCAGCCTGAGCTTTATCGGGGACGAGTTCCAGGGCATGGAGTTCACCGCCAAGGTCGAAAAGGATTCGACTAAGGTCGGCACCGGAATCTCGCAGTATATGGTGATCAAGGACGTCGACTGATAGGGCCGGTCGGGTGTAGCCGCCGCGTAGCTGGCTCTTTGCTACCGCCTCGGCTACAGTCCCTCCCTTGATTTGGTGGGAGGGAACCTGATGCATAAGGCGCTTATCGCTTTGGCCGCCGTACTGCTTTCGAGCCAGCTACAGGCGGCAACAGTTTTTAAATGCGTGGATGCAGCCGGTAAGGTTACGTTCACCCAGAATCAGAATTGTCCCGACAGCCACTCGCTTGATGACGTGGTATCGGCGCACAACCCGACCATAAGCGGCTCAGGCCCGGCTTCGGTCATGGCGACTCCCCGAGGCTCCAGTAGCGGAGCAGCCCTAGCCCGCGGCGCCGATCAGCCATCAGCCCGAAAAGGGGTGACCGTTGTTGGCGGCTCTGCCCCGCAGGCCGGCTGCAATACTGGGCTGTCTGATCAGGATCTACGCACGGCCAAAGTCCGCGGTGAAGTGGTGTCGGGCATGTCGCGCAAGGACGTGGAGTCTATCCACGGCAAGCCGAATAGCGACAGCAACGCCCGCGGTGGCGGTACCAACACATACTGGAATGACAAGTACGTGAGCTTGACTAGCGTGAGCTTCGATAGCGGTGGCTGCGTGCGCTCGACTTATCAGTCAGGTCATCGGCCATAATGCAGAGCAATGCGATGAAACCAGATATTACTCCTGCAGGTCAGCAGGAAGAGCTGCTCAAGAAGGCGCGCGCGATTAACCAAACCGCCCGCCGACCATCTGGGGTGAACGCCTACTTAAAGGCCGCCACCAGGGATCTTGACGGCGTTCAGCCAGTCGTCGTTGTTGATGTGCACATGCGCTTCGGCTCCATGGTCATGTTTATGATCAAGTGGTCCGTTGCGTCTATTCCAGCTTTCTTAATCTTGTTCGTCATGGGGTGGATAGCCACCAGAATATTCGGTGGCCTTCTAATCGCCTTGTCGTAAGGCCTGACGCAACACCCAAAACCCGCCTCGGCGGGTTTTTTATTACCTGGAGAAACCGATGCAAGAAACTAATAGCCGCGAAGTGCTGGTCGCGGGCCTGCCCGTGATCTGCCGGGAACTTACCGTATTGCAGATGCGCAACTGGCTGGAGGGACTGGGCAGCGAGGCGCCCGACCCGATCTCGGCATCGCTGTTTCGAGAATGTACGTTCGACGAACTCAAGCGCATGACCGACCTGAACGACGAGAAGATTAACGCCCTGCGTCCCTCGCAGGTCGAGCAGGTTATCAAGGTGTGCAAGGAGCTGAACCCGCATTTTTTCGTGATGCTGGGTCGGGTGGCGGATGTACCCCACGCCAAGCATTAGCCGATCTGGATGCCACGCTGAATGCTCTGGTTCGCCTCGGGCACGTGCACGCTCCGTATTACCCCTGGTCTTATTACCTCGCTGCGATTAAAGCAGCCTCGACGAAGTGACGGCTTATGTCTGACGTAGAACTCAAGCTGACGGCTGACTTGGATCAGGCGACGAAAGAAGTCGGCAGCTTCCGAAAGGAATACGCCGAGCTGGTGCGCGCGGTGGAAAAGCCCCTGCGTCAGGTGAACGCCTTCCGTGAACTGGAAAGTAGCCTGGAGTCGACCAGCCGCGAGATACGCACTGCAAAGGACCGTGTGCGCGAGCTGGCGGCAGAGCTGGCACGCACCTCAGCGCCAACCAAAGCGCTGCAGGCTGACTACCGTAATGCCGCCCAAGAGCTGAAGAAGCTGGAGAACCAGGAGGCCCGGCAAATAGGCCAGCTGCGCAAGCAGCAAACCGAGCTGAAGCGCACTGGCATCGACACGCGTAACCTTGCTAGCGAACAGAAACGCCTGCAGGGCGAACTAGGCAAGCAGCTAGGCGGGGGCAGGGCTGACGCAAACTTTCAAGGCGCCTTGCAGGGCTTGGGCGTTGCCCAGTTCCGAGGCACCCGTGAGGCCATTGTCGACCAGCAGCGCCAGTTCGAGCTGTTGCGCAAGTCGGGCAAGCTCAGCGCTACAGAGATCGCTCTAGCGCAAAATACCCTGCGCCAGAGCATCAGTGCTGCCGCCAGGCAAACGAGCGGCCTGACTGCGGCAACTACCACCTGGCAGGCGGCCTTGGTCGGAGTACGCGGCGAGCTGATTGCGGGCGCGGCTGCCTTCGGTGGGCTTGCCATGGTCGCCGGACGTTCGTTCACCGCGTTTGCGAATTATGAACAGCGCATCGCCGAAATAGGGACCATCACCGACCTGACCGGCAGCCAGCTGCAGAACCTGTCCGGCGATGTACGCCAGCTCAGCCTGGACATGGGCAAGGATGCGGCCGGCAGCGCCGCCGCTCTCTACGAGATCCTCTCTAGCGGCGTATCGACCGATAACAGCCTCGGCGTGCTTGCCGAGTCGACCAAAGCCGCCGTAGCCGGCCTGACCGACACCAAGACCGCCGCGACTGTCGGCCTGGCGGTGATCAACTCATATGGCGAGGGTGTCGATAAGCTTGGTGAGCGTTATGACCAGCTTTTCCTGACCGTCCAGAATGGCGTGGTGACTTTCCCTGAGCTGGCGCAGAGCATCGGCCAAGTACTGCCGACAGCCAAGGCCGCCGACGTTTCGTTTGCCGAGGTATCCGCTTCAATCGCCGAACTGACCAAGCAAGGCTTGCGCGCACCGATTGCGGTAACCGGCTTGCGCGGCGCGATCAACCAGCTGGCTGCCCCCGGTGAGGGCGCGGCCGATGCCATGGCCGAACTGGGTATTGAGTGGAATGGCCTGCTCGGCACGCTGAAGCAGCTGGCCGACAAGAAAGTCGGCTTTGAGGCCATGCGCCAGATCATACCCGATACCGAGGGCCGCACGGCCGTATTGGCACTGACCCGCGATGTGGGTGCCCTGGTTGCCCAGGTCGAACAGATGGAGCAGGCCGGCGGCACCACGCAAGTTGCTTACGACAAGATGAAGGACACCCCTGCCGCGCAGATGGAGCGCTTCCGCGCTGCCGTCGGCGAGCTGCAATTGGCATTCGGCGAGGCCGTTGCTGCGGGGCTGCCATTGATCCAACTGCTGACTGGCATGTTGAACGCATTCAACAGCCTGCCGGAGTCTCTGCGGGTCGGATTGATTAGCGTGGTGGCCCTTGGAGCCAGTACCAAAGCGCTGTCTATTATCATGAAAGGATTGAAGGGGCCGTTCTCTCTGTTCCTTTCGCAGCTCGGCCAGGTGCCTGCATCCGCTGGCGCTGCTGGCAGCGCGATTGATGCGCTTGGCGGGCGCATTGGAAAATTCAATAAGCTGAAATTGGGCAGTGTGCTGAAGGGTGCAGGGGCCTTGGCTGTGGTGGGTTTCACGGCCACTCAATTGGCCGAGCTCTACGCTGTTTATGAGCAGATGCAAGAACTGGAGCAAGCACAGGACGAGCAAGCCAGCAGCCTGCAGACGCTGGTCGACAAGAACTACGGCTACAAAGACGCCCTGGTCGAAAGCCAGCAGGCCGTGGGCGGAATGGCAGAAGCGGAAAGGCGCTCTTACATTGAGCGCCTCAAGAGCGCCGAAACCTACTACTCAGCTCTTGGCGAGCAGATAAGCCGCAGCAGCGACCCGGCGGCGCCGGTAAGTGAAGAGGCTTTGGGCGCTTACCGCCAGGCGGCGGCATACCGCAAAGCCCGAACCGCCATAGAGGCGGAATGGGATACGGAAGCCAA